CCAGCAGGGTTCGTGGAACGCCGAGTTCAACCTGAAGCTGATGATCGCTCCCGTGCCGTTCCTCGGCATGGAAGGCGCCGTTCAGCAGGACCACGCAATCATTCCTCTCATCGAGGCGCGTATGAACGACGCGACCAACGTGATGATGGATGCGATGGCCTACTCGCTGTACAACAACACGACCAACACTCAGCAGTTCACCGGCCTGCCGGCGGCTGTCGATAACGGGTCCGGTACGACGACGTACGGCAACATCAACCGCAACACCTATACCTGGTGGAAGTCCACCCAGTATGCTGCGGGCAACGTCAACCCGACCCGGCAGAACGTCCTTCAGTACATCAGCGGCACCGTCAAGGCGTCTGCTGAAGTGCCGACCTACGGCGTCTGCGGTTTCGGCACTTGGACGCTGCTGGCGCAGGACTACGTCGGTCAGGAACAGTACGTCATCACTCCCGGCTCGGGCTTTGATGGCGACGCAAACGGCCCGCAGGCCGCGTTCCGCGCCCTCATGGTCGCTGGCGTTCCGATCTATCCCGACCCGTACTGCCCCGAAGGTACGCTCTACCTTCTGAACTCGAACTACATGAGCCTGTACATCCATGAACAGGGTCAGTTCGTGTTCACGGGCTTCGAAAGCACCCTTCCGAACTGGCAGATCGGTTACGTGGGCGCGGTTCTGACGATTGCAGAACTCGTGAACACGAAGCCGAAGGCCATGACGAAGGTTACGGGCTACAACTGCCTGTCGCTGTAAGGAGACGGCCCAATGGCACTCGCTCTTAATAAGATCCTGGTCGCCAACACCTCGACGAACACGCCGTCTGCGTATCTTCAGACGGTCACGATTTCGTCGGTTGGCGCGGGCAATGCGACCGCGATGTCCAACGCGAAGGCGATCCCGGCCGGTATGTTCCTGTACCCGCCGACTGCCAACGTGACCATCGAAGTCAACGCTTACACCGGCACGGCGAATAGCTGGACCACTCTGATTGCTGCCAACACGGGCGGCGTGCTTTTCTCGGACGGCTACAACGTTCGGGCGAACGCGACGACCGGCTCTCAGACGGTCACGCTGTACGACGTCAACGGCGGTCAGGCGGCTACGCAGTCCTCGTACGCGACCGCGTAAGGAGGTGCTGTCATGGCAAACCAGAACCGCGTAGGCGCTGAAACTCAGGACGGTTTCGGAAACAAGCGTATCGCTACGATTTCCGCGCCGTTCTCTCTTGCGACGACCGCCAATGCGGTGGTGGCTCTGCCTATTCTCGGCGGCGGCACCGCTGGTTCGACGAAATACATCATTCGTCGGATCACGGTGTCCAACCTCTCGAATAGTGCCGGTGGGAGCGCTCCCAGCGCAGCTACTGCCAACGTAACGGTCGGCACGACCAACGACGGCGCAAACCTCGTTGCCAACACGACGACGCTGACGAACCTTACGAACGCCACGTCGTTCGTGGATCTGACGCTGAACACCGATACGGCGAAGACGCTTTATACGGCGAACACGCTGTTCGTGAACGTGACGGCGAATGTCGCCAACGCGCAGGCGTTCATCTCCGTCTACGGCGATGTTGTGACGTTCTGAGGTCGTTCGATCATCGAGCTACCACATCACTGCATCCCCGGTGGTAGGACAAGTACCCCTTCCTGCGTCGCGGTAGGAAGGGGGAAAGTTTCAAACGATGTGGTAAGAACGTGACGACACTCCAGGACTACCTCACGGTCACGCGGCGTCTCCTGCATGACGCCAATGCGAACTTTTGGACCGACCAAGAGCTGACGTACGACATCAACGTCGCTCGTAAGCGCATCACCCGCGACACCGGATGCAATCGTATTCTGCAAACGAGCGCGTTCGTCGCCGGTCAGGAAGAGTACGACTTTTCCGGCTTGCCTGAAGGCGAGCGGACGATGGACATCCTGAACATCAACGTCTACTGGGGAACGACCCGGCTACCGATGCGGTACATGCCGTGGACCCAGTTCAACGCGCAGCTGCGTTTCTGGGACAATTACACCGGACAGCCTGTCGCGTTTTCGCTTTACGGCACTCGCAAATTCTTCGTCGGGCCTGTGCCTGATGAGGTCTACGTCATCGAGCTCGACACGGTGGTGAACCCGGTGGATCTCGTCAATCTGAACGACGTGGACGAGCTTCCCGAACTCTGGACGACGCCCGTACCTTACTACGCGGCTTATCAGGCGAAGTTCAAAGAGCAGAGCTACGGAGAGGCTGAAATCTTTCGGCAGCAGTATCTGCAGCAGACGCAGAACCTGTTGGCCTCGACCTTCACGCGACGGATGCCTGACCCGTATTCTAGACCGTACTGAGCGATGGCCGCATCTCCTGAACAGAAAAAAAGCTACACGACGGTCAAGACCTTTAGGGGTCTCAACACCAAGGCGAACAGGACCGCCATCGGTGAAGACGAGTTCGCGTGGATCGAAAATCTGCAGCCGATCGGATTCGGCAACATCAAGGTTGTCGGCAATTACAGCAATGTGAGCATCAGCGGGAACGCCGTCACGTTCTCGAACAACGTCAACTCGTTCACGACGATCAATCTGAACAACGACGATTACATCCTCGGCTTCGAGGACAACGGCCAAGCGCAGTATTACAACATCGACGCAGGCACGTTCGGCAACGTTTCGGCGGTCGGAAAGTTCTCCGCGTCGGGTGTACGTGCCAAACAATGGAAGAACGATCGCACCATGATCCTCGACCCGAATGACGGGTTGTATTCATGGGACGGCGCCAATCTCATCAGCGTCGGGTCGGTCGGCACGATCGGCATCACGAACGGCGGTACGGGATACACCAGCGTACCCCAAGTGACGATCAGCGCTCCGAACGAAGCGAACGGTCTTCAAGCGCAAGCCATCGCGTCGATCTCGAATGCAGCCGGCACGATCACCGGCATTCAAGTCACGAACATAGGCACGGGTTATACCTCGGTGCCGCTTGTGACGATCGATGCGCCGACGAGTGCGTTCGGTGTACGCGCCGAAGCGCAAGCGACGATCCAGAACGGCAACGTCGTCGTCATCAGCGTAACGAATCCCGGCTCGGCTTATACGACGACGCCGAACGTTACGATCAGCGGCGGCGGTGGGTCAAACGCGACTGCGAACGCGGTTCTCGGTTCCGGTCTTGTGAATGCCATTACGATCATTGAAGCGGGAACGGGTTATACGTCCGCGCCCACCGTTACGATTTCCGGTGGTGGCGGAAACAATGCGACCGCGGTAGCCGGCCTTCTGACTTTCAAAAAAGGCACTGTCGGCATCGTTTTGACCAATGGCGGTTCCGGTTACACGTCTCCTCCGAATGTGACGATCTCAGGTGGCGGCGGCACCAACGCTGCAGCGACCGCACTCGTCAACGGCGGCGTAGTGACCTCGGTTGTGGTTACGAACCCCGGCAGCGGATATACCAGCAACCCGACCGTCAGCTTCAGCGGCGGCGGCGGCAATGGGGCAGCGGCTCTTGCGATCGCAACTATCGATCCGAACGTGGATCTCGCGACGTTCCAAGGCCGTCTCTGGGTAGCGCAGGGGCGTACCGTCTTCTTCTCGGCAGCAGGCACCTATAACGATTTTACCAGCGTTTCTGCGGGCAACATCAACCTGGCTGACGATACGCTGCATAGCACGATCGACGCTCTGATTTCGGCGAACAACTTCCTCTATGTGTTCGGCGAGAACTCGATCAACGTGTTTTCGGACGTGCGCGTGACCTCGACGGGTTCTACACTGTTTACAAACACGAACGTGTCGGCATCGGTCGGCTCGAGGCGCATCAATACAATCTTCCCGTACTTTCGCTCGCTGCTGTTTATGAACGACTACGGCATCTACGCGCTGGTAGGTGCGACGACGAGCAAGCTGTCCGATGCGCTCGACGGGATTTTCCCGCTGATCGACTTCACATACCCTGTGTCGGGCGGTCAGGTGTTGATAAACAACATTCTCTGCGCGGCGTTCAACTTTTATTTCAATGACCCGAATCAGGGTCTTAGGCCCGTGCAAGCCGTTTTCTTCGACAAGAAATGGTTTCTGACGAGCCAAGGCACAACGAAACTCACGTCATCGGTCGCCACAGCAGGCGGCGTGAAACTCTATGCAACGAACGGCACCAATCTGGCGTTGCTTTATTCCGACACGCTTTCCGACATTCCGTCTCGTTTGGAAACGGCTCTCTGGCCGATGGGTGACATCATCCGCACCAAGCAGGCATTGAAATTCGGTGTAGAAGCAACGCTGACCTTGGGCGGTCTTATCAACGTCACCGTCGATAGCGAAACCAATTCGAGCCCGGTTTACAGCCTGACCAACTTGGTCGGGTGGGTGAACAATTCGAACCAAACGATCACTTGGGAAAACAACAGTCTTGTCACGGTCCCGTGGTCGTACTCGAACGGTTATGTGCTCTACAAGAGCGACGCGCAGCAATATGGCAAATATCTGGGTCTGACGGTAACATCGAACTCGCCTGGAATGACGTACAACACGTTCGAGACCGAACATGAGCTTAGGGTGAGGTTCTGATGCCGCTTCCTATTTCGCTTCCTTACACCTTCGCAAACGCTACGACGGCTATCCCCCTTTCGCAGTTGGATACCGATCTGACGACATTGCGCGACGGCATCAACGGCATCGGCAACGGAACGAACGCGCTTGCCAACGTGTCGATCACCGGGGGAACTATCGCGGCGTCGAACGTCACCATCACGGGCGGCACGATCGCTAATGTGACCGCAGTTACGGTTGTTGCGAATACGGCTACCGATGCCGTTCGCATTACGCAGACCGGAGCCGGGAACGCGCTCGTCGTCGAGGATAGTTCCAATCCTGATGCATCTCCGTTCGTCGTGACGGCTGCAGGCGTAGCAATCGTAGGCGATACGACATCAAGAACGATCGGCGGTATTACCACCTCTCTCGTTCAAGTCAGTTCGGTAGATAATAACGGCTTCACTGCCGGTCTTTCCGCTATCGCTTGGGCTAATGCCGCGACCGACAGTCTGCTGGCGGCGCCCGTCGTTGCGCTGTCGCGTAGTGCGTCGGCAAACACTGGAACGAACACAAGCGTAGTTGCCAACAACGCACTCGGAAGCATCACTTTCCAAGGCGCCGATGGGACCGGGTTTATCCGCGGAGCGCGGATCGCAGCTTATGTAGACGGAACTCCAGGCACGAATGATATGCCTGGGCGTTTGGTATTCAGCACGACGGCTGACGGCGCTGCGGATTCGACAGACCGCATGACCATCAAGGCAAATGGTTATGTGGGCATCAACACCAGCACTCCGACGCAGGCTCTATCGGTCAACGGCGGTGTGGGTTTCAACATTCCCGTCACGGTGACAGCCGCAACTTATACGGTTGATGCGACGGACAACTTCATCATCGCCAATAGAGCGGGAACGGTGACGCTGACTCTTCCTGCCGCGGCGTCCTATGCAGGCCGCATCCTGTTCATCAAAACCGTACAAGCGCAGGCAGTCGCATCAGCTTCGTCGAACGTGGTTCCGGTTACAGGTACGACAGCCGGCACATCGATCCTTCCGGCAACTGACGGGGCAAACGTCATGCTGGTGAGCGACGGCACCAACTGGATCACGATGCTCTCGAGCTAAGGGGAACGACATGGGTATCAACGCATTCACGAAAACCGGAAATACGGTGACGTTCACGGCGAACGTGGCGGCGCCTGCTCCTGTTCAATGCGTATCCACGACGCTCGGCGGCAACCAGTACCGGATCATCAACGCCGGAAATGTTACGGTTTTTCTCGGTTATGGCATGACTTCCGATCTTGCAAACACCGCAGCGAATGTCGTGACGACGACCAGTGAGGCTTTCCCGCTTCTGCCGTTGACGGACGAAATCCTGACCTTCGTGCCGAATGCCTACTTCACCGGGATTACCGCTAGCGGCACGGCTGTCATCTATATCACGCCTGGTGACGGGCTCTGAGGTGAATCATGCTCAAAGTTGCAGGCGGGTTGATTAGTGGCGGTGGCAACGGCACGGTCACGCAAGTCGATACCGGAACCGGGCTGACCGGAGGCCCGATTACGACTTCCGGTACGATCAGCCTTGCCAACACGACCGTAACCGCCGGCACCTACGGCAATTCCACAGCTGTGGCTCAACTTGCAATCGACGCGCAAGGCCGCATTACGAGTGCTTCGAACGTCAGCATTTCATTGACTGCAGGCGGCAATACGACGGAAATCCAATACAACAACGGCGGGGTATTGGCCGGTCTGTCCACGTTTACGACGGACGGCACGAACGTTGTTCTCAGCGCCAATTCGGCTACGGATGCGTTTCGTATCACGCAGCTCGGCGCAGGAAATGCGTTTGTTGTCGAGGACGAAACTAACCCTGACACCACTCCTTTCCAGATCAATTCCTCCGGTCAGGTCTCAATCGGTACTACTACCGCATCAGGCCGGTTGAATATTTATCATCCCACCACTGCTACGGTGAATCTCAGCGGCGATTCCGCGACTGCCATCAACAGCACGCGATACTCGTCCGATACGACGACCACCAACATCCAGATGCGGAAAGCCCGTGGGACTCTTGCGTCTCCTACCGCCGTCAACAGCGGAGACGGGACGGGCATCCTGATCTATAACGCCTATGGTGGAACGAACTTCCGGCAGATCGCTACGATTGCTGCCCCGGTCGATACCTACACAAGCGACACCAACATCAGCGGGTTGCTGACGTTCAGCACTAATTCTGGTGGCACGGCTGTTACGGAAAAGATGAGGATTACCGCAGCAGGCAATGTTGGCGTCGCAAACACTACACCTCTTAACAAACTAGACGTAACCGGATCATTTGGACGTGGCGCTCCTGTTACTAAGACTGGCGATTTTACGCTTGCCGCTACCGAAAACTGGGTCATCTGCAACGGAACGGGCTCAATCACTGTAACGTTTCCGGCGGCATCTTCGTGGACCGGGCGTGAAGTAATGATTAAAACTATTGCGGCACAGACGGTCGTGTCTGCTTCTTCCAACGTCGTGCCAAGAAATTCTGCAACCGCAGGCACGGCAATCCTTGCGGCGGCAGCAGGCAACTGGGCTACGCTGGTGTCTGACGGCACCAACTGGATCATCATGGCTGGGTCATAAGGACATCCAAAATGGCTATTGCCTACACTTGGTCTTTTCCGCAATTCGACTGCGCTCCTTCCGAGGACGGACTGACGGACGTGGTGAAAGTAATTCACTGGCGGCTTGACGGATTTGACGGCCAGTACACCGCAGGCGCTTATGGCAGCGTCGCGCTCGGTGCGCCCAATCCGGCGGCGTTCACTCCCTTCGCCTCGATTACTGAACAGTGGGCTATCGACGCAGTTTCATCGTCTGAAGGCTTCGATTTGCCGGGTGTAAAAGAGGCAATCGCTGGTCAGATCGAAACTCAGAAAAAGCCTAAGATCGTTCCTCTTCCGCCGCCGTTCGCAGCCTCCGCTTGATATTGGTCTCGGTGAATGTCTCAGGATCTCATCAACATGATCGCCGGCGGTTTCGGTGCCGTTGGAGGTTGGCTGCTCAAAGTCATCTGGGACGCCATCCGCGATCTGCAATCGGAGATGCGTGACTTCCAAAGCGAGGTTCACACTCGCTATGTGACGAAGGACGACTTCAAGGACGATC